AGGAGCCGGTGCGGCGCTGGAAGCCGCCATGGGGCATAGGGAGGCCGTTCTGGGCCTGCCGCATCCCCTGGCCGTACTGCTCCAGGTCTTCGCGGGTGAGCAGGCGCCGGGTGAGCAGGCCCGACGCGAAGCTGTTTTGCAATGGATTAAAGCGGGCCATTTTAAGGCAAACCTACGACAAAATTGGCCCGACGCGGTAGCCGCTGTAGGGCGTGTCAGAGAACCGGCTGTCGACCCACTCGCTGGCCACCGTTACTTCGGGAGAGTTCTCGATCGCGTGGTTCATCTTGGCGTTGCGCATGGCCATGGCCCGGTCCTGTCGGATGGTGTTGTAGCGGTCGGTGCCCTTGGTCACGTCGTAGAAGATGTCGAGCGCAATGTCGAGCGCCAGCACGTTGGCGAAGTCCGGCGGGTACATGCCGGCTTCCTCGATCCTCTGCGTGATGAACAGGTTGAGCGGGGCGCCTACGTCCGTGTAGACGAACTCGCCCTCATGCTTGAAGGCGTTGCGCGAGGAGCTGTAGTTGCGGGTCGGCTCGGTGTCGTCGGCGATGCCCAGGACGCGCAGCGTCTCCGGCGGCAAGCGGTAGCGGCGCTGGAAACCAAACAGCGGCGCGGCGGGGGCCGCGGCCAGTTGCACGCGGACCTTGGCGAAGTTCCAGACATAGGACTGCATGAGCGTGTCGCGCACCTGGTCATAGACCGTGCGGATCGACGTGGCGCCTTTGGAGTTTTCGTCGATGGAGCTGATGCGCGCCTGCCCGACCTTGACGAGGGCGCGGTTGATGATGTCGATCTTGCTGGCCATGGCCAGAGAATAGCACAGGCCGGCCGCAAAGAGAAACCCCCGGACCGTGAGGGTCCGGGGGCGCCGGGGCAGACGAAGGAGGGGAAAGGCCCCGGCTAGGGATTACTCTCGCGTGGTGCCCGAGGTAGCGATGCTGGACACCTTGGACACCTTCGACTTCTGGCGATGCCAGGAGCGAATGAGGGCGGCGATCAGCTTGTCCGCGTCGAGGTCGCCGATCGTATTGTCGACGAGCAGCGCCACCGAGCCGGACAGCGCCCCGCCCGTCCCGTAGGTCACGGTGATCTGCCGGGACGGCGTGATGCTTGCGTTGAGGGTGAGAGTGGCCATCGGCTACTACTCGACGCTGAAGAGGACGTACCCGTAGAGCGAGGCGCTGCCGGGGTTGCCGCCCTCGAACTTGGCCGTCAGCGTGATGCCGGCGGTCAGCCGCTCGCGGCCGAGGCCGTAGAGCGCGTAGGTGTTGGCGAAGTCCGCCTGGCCGGCGGCCGTGGCGACATCGAGAGCCGAGAGATACTTGTTCTCGGTCGTGCCGTCGCCGATGTCGAGCGTGATCGAGGCGCCGAAGTCGCCGAAGTCGATGCGGCCACGGTAGATGCGGGCGCCTTCGGGGAGGCGGCACAGCTCGACGAAGTCGTTCTGGGCCACGTCGCCGGTGAAGGAGAAGCGTGAGATACGCAGCTTGCCGCGGCTCTCGTCGGAGAGCGGAAAGGTCTGCGGCGTCGCGCGGAGCTGCGTGATCTGGTCCGAGTAGAAGGTGGCGTAGAGGGCGCGCATTGGCGGGGTTCCTATGTCAGAGGGGAGTAGGCAGCGAAGCTATTACGCTTCGCTGCAGAGGATGGAAACGACCTGCGCGTCTTCGGTACGGAGCGCGCCCCACGAGCCGCAGGTGTAAATCTGCTGCGAGTAGCGCTTGTCCGGGCGCGGCGAAGCGATGGTGTTGGGCGCCATGGCCATGCCGAAGCGGATGGCCTGCTGCGTGAAGGCGAAGCAGTTGCGCTCGGTCGAGACCGTGCCCAGGCGCTGCGAGCGGATGAACTTGAAGCCCATGTACTCGTCGATTTCGCCGCGCACCAGCGCCTTGACGGTGTTGAAGTCGCTCGACGTGATCTTGTCGTCCTCCAGCAGCTCGCGAAGCTGACGGGCGCCGACGACGCAGAAGCGCGGCGTGAACTCGTTGACTTCGTTGGCGTCGAGGATTTCCTTGGCGCGGATCAGTTTGTCGATCGTCATGCCCGTCGAGCCGGAGGCGAGCTGTTGCGTCGAGGTCGGGAAGGCGCTGGAGCCCGTACCCGTGTGGCCGGTGACGGCCGGGTCGTACAGGGCGCGGATGATCTCGTCGTCGAGCCCGCGGCCCATGGCCGAAGCGTGCTTCTGAGTATACATGCTGTCGACCTGGATCAGCATCTTCACGCGATCCTGCTTGTCAATCAGGTCGGCCACGTCGAAGCTCTTGATGAAGCCCCACCTGCGGGTCTGCGGCGTGTTGTTGAGCGGGGTGTCACCATGCCGCTCGTTGATCTGGTTGACCTCGACCTTGCCCATGATCTCGACGGTCCAGCTCTCGCCGGTCACGTCTTCGCGCATCACGGTCCCGATCAGACGGGAGAACTGCTGCTCCGCGAGGGAGTGGACGGTCGTCGAGAACTGCGTGACATACGCAACGGGGATATCGACAGAATACAGCGCACGCATTTGCGTGTTTACCTTTCACCAGGTTGTGGGGGATTTCGGTGAGCCGCCACGGGTGTCCGGTGAAGGGCCGTATTGTCTCGGTCGATTGTGAACTAGCACAACCGACCGAGGATGTCAAGTCAGCGAAACATGAAGCCGAGCAGGCCGACGTAGATGAAGAGGACCGTGGTCAGGCAGCCGAGAACGAAGCCCAGGAGGAACCAAAGCATCAGCCGGTGATGCCCTTGACCGCCCACATGACGGCTTCTTCGATTTTCGTACGCGCGAGGGCCGTTTCACGGCCGGGCTTGCCTTGCTTGTCGAGCGCCGTCAAGAAGTGCAGGCCGAGGTCCTTGAAGGCCATCATGGCCGCCTTCTCGTCCTCCGTTAGGACACGATACTGGTGACGCATCGTGTTGTTCGTTGTGCGGCTATCAGACGTGCTTTCCATGTGTCACCTATACCTTCTTGTTACCTTCGAGGCGCGCGAACAATTTCGCGGCGTCTTCCTGGAACTTCTTGCGCTCCATGGGGTTCTTCGTGTCGATCGCCTTCTGGAGCAGGTCCTGCGCCTGGCTGCGAAGCTGGTGCGGGTTCATCGGGATGTTGTCGCCGCCCTTGTCGCCCCCGCCACCGTCTTCGGCGTAGAACTCGCCGACCTTGGCGAACGCCTTCAGGATCACCGGATCGGTACCCATCTGCGCGCTATTGATCGCAGTGACCAGCTCCTGGCCGCCCACGCGCATGATGCCCAGGTTGGCGCTAGCCACGACCGCGTCAAAGGTCTCGCCCAGCTCGGTGCGCAGGGCCTGGATGTTCTCGGCGTGCTTCACGTTGCCGGCCGCCACGTTGGCGTCGTAGCCTTCCTGCGTGCTCTCGCCGATAACTTCGAGGAGACCCTGGAGCTGATCCGGCAGGATACCGAGGCCATGGGCCGCGGCCGACAGCTTGGCGAACGCCGGCTTGCTCACGTCCACGAACTCGGCGCCCTTCTTCGGGGCCGTCAGCTTGTAGTCCTCGACCTTCTCGGGCAGGCCCAGCTTGGACAGCACCGCGCGGCGCTGGTCGGCGTCGGCGTTCGGCGGGATTTCGACCAGCCGATCGACCGGCTTGCCGATCAGCTTCTGGGCGTTCTCGAAGCCGGTGACCAGGTCCGTCAGGTTCTGGTACTTGGCGGCGACGCCGGTACGCAGGTTTTCGGGGATGGCGCTTCGGTAGTCCCAGTCGTCGGGGAGCTTGAAGCCGCCATCGCTCGCGCTTCCGCCATTTCCGCCAGCCGTGCCCGCACCCGTGCCATTTCCTGCGCCTGCGCCGCCTTCAGTGCCGCCGTTTCCTGCGCCGTTGGTGCCGCCAATGAGAGTACCCGCAGCGCCACTTCCGCCGTTCCCACCATCGCCTTCACCGTCGTAAAGAGCCCGCATCATGATACTACCAGTCGCCTTCATTTGTCACCTTCTCTTGCTGGGGTTCGCGGACCGCTTCCTGGTCCGGCTCGTCTTCCGGGTTGAACGCGAGCTGCTGGCCGATGTAGACCATGACCGACCGCTGGCCCTCGTAGACGGCGCTGTGCATCGGATCGCCCGGCACGAACGTCGTCTTCT